TGGTTATCCGTTCTATCCAGAAGCATCTATTCATCATCTTTCTCTTTATTGGAAAGATAAGCCTGATATGTGCGGTAATTTTTTTATTACGTCAAAAGTAGTTCAACGTGCCATTAATAATTATAAGAAACCTACTATGCTTGCATGGAGTTCTAAGGACTACATGTTTGGCAATGATGAAGCTAGGGTGGCACTTGCTTTTAATGGCGCAGTGCTTATTAAGGACAAAGGTAAAGTTACTGTAAGGGTTCCTATAAGATACCCAAAAGATGTTATTGTTAAGCTGCTACCTTTTGTAGAGATTCAAGAAGGTTTGTTTTGGGTATTGCAGCAAAAGGGTTGGTATCATGCTGGCACATTGGATTGGGTTTTGTGCGTTGAACAAGCATAACTTGTATTGCAATAATGCAAAAAATATTTTAGTAGAGATATATGCCCAAGTTAGATGAAATGTTACGTTCGTTTGGAGTTGGTGGCTCTGAGTATTACACGTTTTATTTGCGTGGTATGCTTAATGCTCTTACGCCAGAGTTTGCTGTAGCTGGCAAACGTGTCATTACAGAAGATGATGTATCGGGCGAATACTTAGAAACTCTGCGTATTATTGCTGACAGGTATGCAAAGAACCTTCCAGAAGGGCAAAGTGTAACACTTGGCTATCAATCTGTTAGAGATGTTTTTGGTGTAGAAGGTAACTACTATAAAGACTTTAATGCCGACACAATGGCTGACGTTATTAACAACACTCTTGGCAAGTTTAAGATACGCAAACAAGATGGTCAGCTAATGGTAGACCATGACCCCTATGATTTTCCTCGTGAATTTGAAGCAAGATTTAAAAAACAAACAGGTAAAGAACCTAATATTGTAGATTATATAAGTGAAGGATTTTCTATTTATCAAAAAGAAGGATTAGAAGGAAAAGGACTTCACGATATTGCTCATCTTGGTGGTGAATATTTTATGGGCGATACTTCAGATGATGAAGATAAATTAAAAGTAGCTATAAAAATTCCACAGTCACCGCCTGTAATAGATGTTGACTACGATGATCCTATACCAGAAGAAGCTGAAGAATTAGTCCTTCGAGGGCCAATGACAAACAAAAGAAAGAATTTGTTTGATAGCTTTATGAATATGTTTAGTACAGAAGCACAAGCAGCAGAAGAACAAATGTCTATGTCTTTACCTCAGTCAAAGCCTGAGATGGGTGACAGAGGTGAGCCAGAGGTTGATATACCTGTACCAACCTCAAAGCCACAACAACCACAACAACAAACTTTCTTTTCTCAGATTAGAAACCGCGTAAGAGAATCAAGAGAAGTTATGTAATGGCAAAGACACCAGCATGGCAACGCAAAGAAGGCAAGAACCCCAAAGGTGGTCTCAACGCCAAAGGTCGCGCCTCCTACAAAGGAGGAACCCTCAAAGCACCAGTAAAGTCAGGAGACAACCCCAGAAGAGCCAGCTTCCTTCAAAGGATGGGAGCAGCTAAAGGGCCAGAGCGTGATAGCAAAGGCCGTCCTACAAGATTGCTTTTATCTTTACGAGCATGGGGTGCATCATCTAAATCTGATGCTATTCGTAAAGGCAGAGCAATATCTAAACGCAACAAAGCTAAGAAGAGGAAAGCATAATGCCTATGGGTAAAGGAACTTATGGAAAGACTAGAGGTCGTCCACCAAAGAAAACTTTAACTGCAAAACAGAAAACATTACCAACTGCTTTGCAGAAAAAAATTATGAAGAGCAAAAAGAAATGAAGTATCAAACTCCCTCTGGTGATATTTATGAAGGGCCTGTCATTACAATGCCTGATGGCAGATTGAAAACTGGTGAAACTCTAACTGCTGATAGCGTTAGGGTTTTTCCTATTGCAGAAGAAAACATAGAACGTGCCAGAAAAGATAATGGTGCGTTTGTTGGAGACAACCCTGATACACCTCAAGTAAACGAGGCGTACAAAGCAAAAAAGAAGAAAGCCAGTGGCAAAGCAAAAAAAGTCAAGAGTAAATGAAGCTGGAAACTACACCAAGCCTACTATGCGAAAGACATTGTTCAATCGCATAAAGGCTGGTGGTAAAGGTGGTGCGCCGGGCCAATGGTCAGCACGCAAGGCTCAAATGCTTGCAAAACAATATAAAGCTAAAGGTGGTGGATACCGATGAAGAAGCCACAAAGGTCTTTATTAAATTGGGGTAAACAGAAGTGGCGTACTAAAAGTGGTAAGCCATCTACTCAAGGCCCAAAAGCTACTGGTGAAAGATATTTACCTTCAGCAGCAATAAAAGCAATGTCTGCTTCTCAATATGCGGCAACCACACGCAAGAAACGTAAAGATAAAAAAGCTGGTAAACAGCATTCTAAACAGCCAAAGGCAGCAGCAGCCACCTCTAAGAAATACAGATGAACACAGCAAAGTGGATTGAAAAACAATTAGGTGAACCAGAAGGATACCCTGTCTGGCTTAAATTTGATGATTGTCATCTTATCTATAAACTACTATTAAAAGAAAAAATACTTGGCAATGAAAATCAAGATGTTGATGATTTGCTTAATCGTTTCAAAACACAATATAAATTTAGATAGGTAAGCAATGAGTTTTCTTCATACGCTTAAACAAAACGAAAGAGATATGCTTAGACAGGTCGTTAAGAAAGTACACCTGTGTTACCATCCAGAGCAATTTTGTACAGATAGAGAAGCAGATAAAGTCATAACAACTCTTGGCCCTGAGGTTGTAGAGTTTATGATTAAGTTTGCAGTAGATAAAAAAATTGACCAAATTTAAGTACAAACCTGATGGCGATGTCTTAAAAGACTTTATGAAGTCTGATGTATTCTTTCGTGGCCTTCGAGGGCCAGTAGGCTCTGGTAAATCTGTTGGTTGTTGCGTTGAGATATTTCGCAGAGCGTTACAACAGGAAAAAGATGACAGTGGCAAACGCAGAAGCCGATGGGCAATCATTCGTAATACCAACCCACAACTTAAAACTACAACAATTAAAACATGGCTTGATTGGTTTCCAGAAGAAGATTGGGGTAAGTTTTCTTGGGTGGTTCCTTATACCCACCACATACAAGTAAATGATTTAGACCTTGAAGTTTTGTTCTTAGCCCTTGATAGGCCAGAAGATGTTAAGAAACTTTTGTCTTTAGAACTTACTGGCATTTGGGTTAATGAGGCTAGAGAGATACCAAAGTCTATTATCGATGCATGTACTATGCGTGTAGGAAGATACCCTTCTATGAAAGATGGCGGCTGTACTTGGACAGGTGTTATCTGTGATACCAACGCACCAGAAGAAGATCATTGGTGGCCTATCATGTCAGGCGAAATACCAGTGCCAGATCATATTGGCAGAGAAGAAGCAAAGATGCTTATCAAGCCTGATAACTGGCAGTTCTTTACACAACCCTCTGGAATGATTGAAGAAAAAGATGAAGAAGGTGAAATAAAGAAATACGTTGTTAATAAACAAGCAGAGAACATGGCAAACATGCGTAAGGATTATTATCCAAACATTGTTCAAGGAAAAACAAAGAGTTGGATAGATGTTTATGTAATGAACAGGTTAGGCAGCATCAAAGATGGAAAGCCTGTCTATGGTATGTTTGCACCTGATATTCATATAGCTAAAGAAGAAATACCTGTGGCAGCAGGTGTGCCTGTATATATCGGAGTTGATTTTGGTCTTACACCTGCGGCAACTGTAGGGCAAAAAGTAAGAGGTAGATGGTTGGTGCTACAAGAAATAGTAGCATTTGATATGGGTATTGTAAGGTTTACAGAGTTATTAAGATCAGAGATTGCTACTAGATATGCTGGTAGTGAGGTTATTATTTTTGGTGATCCAGCAGGTGACTTTCGCGCACAAACAGATGAATCTACACCATTTCAAATACTTAGAGGTGGTGGACTGTATGCTAGACCAGCACCATCAAATGATGTCGCGTTAAGATTGGAATCTGTATCTGCTCCTTTAGGTAGGATGATTGAAGGGCTATCTGGTTTTCTTATTGACCCTAGATGCCGTACTTTGATAAAAGGCTTTGAAGGTGGTTATCAGTATAAACGTATGCAGGTATCTGGTGAAAGATATGCAGATAAACCTGATAAGAATCATTTTTCTCATGTGCATGATGCATTGCAGTATATGATGCTTGGGTCAGGTGAAGGTAGATCATTAATGGCTAATCTTTCTATGCAAACCAAACCATTTACAGCTACAAGAGACTTTGATGTATTTGCTAGGAAACCAAAACAAAGACGACAGGGCTTATGGGCAAGGTTATAATTGTGCGTTGCCTTGCATATATGCAACGTGTAATCGTTTGAACGGATATAAATAGGAGATTAATCTATGTGTATAGGTGGTGGTGGTGGTAAACCTGCTGTTTCTGAAGAAGAAAAGCAAGCCAAAGCAGATCAGGAAGCAGAAGAGCAGCGTAAAAAAGCTAAAGCTAAAGAAGAGCAGTTAGAAAAAACTGCAAAAGCTAAAACTCTTGGCGGTGGCGCAAGTCGAAGATCATTACTTACAGGCAGTAAGGGTGGTCTAGGATTTTATGACGAAACATTATAATGCACGAAAAAACAGCACAAATGATGTTGGAGCGTTATAAACGAGCGCAATCACATCGATTAAATTTTGAATCGCTTTTTGAAGAGTGTTATGAATATGCCTTACCTATGAGGCAATCATTCTACTATGAAGCTGCTGGTCAAAGAAGAGATGATAAAATCTTTGACGAAACTGCTGTTGTTGGAACTCAAGAATTTGCATCTCGTTTACAGTCAGGATTAGTGCCAAACTTTGCACGTTGGGCTGACTTTATTGCTGGTTCTGAAATACCACCAGAACAACAAGATGAGGTCAATAATCAATTAGATGAGGTAACAGATTATGTTTTCGAGGTTATCCAAAACTCTAACTTTGGGCAAGAAGTCCATGAGTCGTTTATGGATTTGGCTGTTGGAACTGGTATTCTGCTTGTTGAAGAGGGGAATGCAATTAATCCTGTCCGTTTTAATGCCATTCCTTTGCCTAGTGTCTACCTTGATACTGGCCCCGATGATCAAATTGATCACGTTTATAGGTCAAGAGAAATCAAAAACTCATCAATTCCTATTGCGTATCCAAAAGCTGTTTTGCCCGAAAGCACCCAAAGGTCAGTCGAAACGCAGCCAGAAAGTAAAACGAAAATCCTCGAAGTAGTTTGTCGTAATTACGAAAATCCAAATGAAGAGTCATATGATTATTTTGTAATTAACGAGAGTGCAGAAGAAACAATTTACTATGAAAAGTTTAACGGCACAGGATCAAACCCATTTGTATGTTTTCGTTGGTCTAAAGCTAGTGGTGAAATCTATGGACGAGGGCCGTTAGTCAATGCTTTATCAGCAATTAAAACTACTAACCTTACCATTGAACTTGTTTTGGAAAATGCACAGATGGCTATCTCTGGCGTTTATCAAATGGATGATGATGGCATTATCAATACTGATACTATCAATCTTGTTCCCGGCACTATTATTCCTAAAGCTATGGGTTCTGCTGGGCTACAGCCAATACAAAATGCAGGTAACTTTGATGTAGCTAATCTTGTTCTTGGTGATATGAGAACTAACATTAAACGTGCATTATATAACGATATGCTTGGTGATCCCAACAAAACACCTGCATCTGCTACAGAAGTTGCAGAGCGTATGGCTGACTTGTCCAGAAGGATTGGGTCAGCGTTTGGTAGATTGCAAGCAGAGATGGTGCAGCCAATACTGCAACGTGTAGTTTACATATTAAAGAAGCAGGGAAGAATAGAAGTACCTGTTATTAATGGTAGAGAAGTAAAAGTAAGGTCTGTGTCTCCACTTGCACAGGCTCAAGCAAACCAAGATATTTCAGCCGTATCTAGGTATCTACAACTTGTTGGCACAAGTTTTGGGCCAGAAGTTTTGAACATCTTAATTAATTCTGAAGATGTTGCCGTTTATTTGGCAAAGAAGTTTGGCGTACCTGATACCCTTGTTAGAGATAAGGTTGAGAGACAGCAGTTGCTTCAAGCAGCGCAACAATATGCTGAAGCACAACAACAGGGTGATGTACCAAATGTCGAAAGTCTACTCCAAAATAGGTCTTGATGGGTTCCAGCGTACTCAAAAAGATGACGAAATAATTTCTAAAAATATAGATAGTCTTTTCAAAACGCCTACAGGAAAGGCCGTTTTGAAATACTTGCGTTCTATTACCATTGAGAGTGTTCAAGGGCCGAATGCAAGTGACGCAGAGTTGCGCCATTTAGAGGGGCAACGATACTTAGTTGGTGTTATTGAACGCCGTATTTCACATGGACAAAGGATAAAATCAGATGAATGAAACAGATAATGTGGAAGCAACAGAGGTTGCAGAAGCACCTGTAGAACAACGACCAGAGTGGCTTCCAGAAAAATTTAACTCGCCAGAAGATATGGCAACATCATATTCTGAACTAGAAAGCAAACTAGGTCAGGATAGAGAAGCTATTAAAACAGAAGTGCAGAAAGAGTTTGAAGAGCAACGATTAAATGAAAGACCTGCTTCTGTTGGTGATTATGCTATACCAGAATCACTTGATGAAACTGCTGTTAATGATGATGCATTGTTTCGATGGTGGGCGCAGCATTCATATGAACAAGGTTTTGGGCAAGAAAAGTTTGATGCTGGTATAGAACAGTTTGTTAAATACTATGATTCCCAACAACCTGATCTTGATGCAGAAGAAGCTAAACTTGGTGAAAATGCTAAAGCTAGAATTGAAGCGTGTGATCTTTGGGCGCAAAAGTTTTTTCCAGAACATATGTCTGAAGCTGTGTTGCAGTTAGGAACTTCCGCAGCAGGTATTGAAGCTATAGAACATATGATGGCAAACACACAACAAACAACGATGGGTAGTGCTGGACAAACAAATCCAGCATTAGATGAAGATGCAGTAAGGGCAAAGATGAAAGACCCAAGATACTGGAACCCAGCTAAACGTGATGCAGCATATGTAAAGGAAGTTGATGAAGCCTTTTCCAAACTCTACCCATAATTGTTTTCATCACGATGGCGATGTCAAAATAGTTAGATCAAAACTGGATCATGCAAAATACTTACAGGATCATCTGAGGCTGACAGATATTCGTGAGTGCATGATTCACAGTGCAACGCCTTGGAGGGCGTTGCACTACCCTCTACGAAGAAAAGACTCTGATACATGGACAGGTTTATATAAAGATGTACCTGCTGTGATGTTTGGTGTTGTTCCTATTAACGGCGATAATGATATACGAAGTGGTCAAATATGGCTTTTAGGCACAGATGAAATAGATAAACATGCAAGAAAATTTATGAGATCGACAGTAGACATGCTTAATTACATTCAAAGAAGCTGGTACACACTTGAAAACGTTGTACCTATTGAGCATCAAAAGACATTAAACTTTCTACATTTTCTTGGTTTTGAGTTTTCAGACAACGTTGTAAATATAAATGGTTTCGCATGTGTGCGTTTTGTGCGTTGCAATCCTAATAAAGATTTGCAATTTGGTTAATATACGGCCTGTTTTATACTGACAGCCCCGATTGGGATAACTGGATGACGAAAGAAACGGACAACCGATTTGTGCAACACTTTTTAGAAGGGACTAAATAAATGGCAAACACTATTGATACTGCCTTTATTAAACAGTTCGAGTCTGAGGTTCACTTAGCATATCAACGTATGGGTTCTAAACTACGCAACACTGTCCGTACTACTGGTTCTGTTCGTGGTAACATTGTTAGATTCCAAAAGATTGGTGCTGGTTCAGCTTCAACTAAATCTCGAAATGGTAATATAACACCAATGGAGCTTGTACATACAACTGTAGAAGCAACAATGACTGATCATTATGCTGCTGAGTATATTGATAAGTTAGATGAGCTAAAGACCAACATTGATGAGCGTCAAGCTGTAGCTACTTCTGCTGCTGCTGCTCTAGGTCGTAAAACTGACGAACTTCTTTATACTGCAATGGACTCTGGTGCAAATAGTACACAACTGCACAATACAAGTTCTGCGCTTGATAAAGCTGATTTGTTAGGTGCATTTGAAACTCTTGGTACAGCGAACATACCTGAGGATGGACAGCGTTATATTGCTATGCATCCTGCTGGTTATGCAGACCTGTTTAACATTACAGAGTTTGCATCATCCGACTTTGTTGGTGAACAAAACCTACCTTTTGCTGGTGGCATGACTGCTAAAGAATTTCTTGGTTTCAAGATTTTCTCTACATCTGCTGTTACTGGTGGAAAGAATATGGTTTACCACACAAGTGCTATTGGCCTTGGTGTTAATGCTGATGTCCAAACGGAAATTAACTATGTTCCAGAAAAGGCATCTCACCTTGCAACATCAATGATGTCTATGGGTGCTGTTGTTATTGATGACAATGGTGTCTATGAACTTCTTGATAATAACTAGAAGGAGTAAAATATGGCTTACGCAAGTGCTGGTCTTACTCGTATTGGTGGTGCTTCTAATGGTGATCTGTGGTTTTATACAACTACAGATGCGATTGCCGCTGTAAATACGGAAGGTTACTTTAATGATGCTGCGAACATGCTTGGAGTTCGTGATGTTATTATTGTAGCTGACACAAATACACCAACAACAAGTTTTGTTAGTGTAAAGTCTAATACTGGTAGTGTTGTAGACGTAACCGATGGTTTGGCTATAACTGAAACAGACTCAGACTAGAGGATGGGGGGCTTCGGCCCCCCATTTAAAACATGCCAACAGCATCTAATTCAGATATTGATATTGCAGCAAGAGCGTTAATATTAATTGGTGCAGATCAAATAACATCGTTCTCTGCTAATTCTACAGAAGCGTTAGTAGCTAATAATGTATATGAAGATACAGTCCGTACTTCTTTATGTGCAAGTCGATGGCGTTTTGCTTCTAATCAAGCACAGTTAAATCAATTAAGTAGTACACCTACTGGTCGTTTCGATATAGCACATCAGTTACCAGCAGACTCGCTTATGGTTCATGCGGTTACAGTAAATGGATTACAAATAGAATATAATATTTATGGTGATAAAGTATTTAGTGACTCAGATGCTAATGATATTTTGATATGTGATTATACATTTAGAGCGCAAGAAGTAGATTGGCCTAGCTACTTTTGTTTACCTGTAGAGTATGCTTTAGCATCTGCTTTTGCTTTAGGTATTGCAAGAGATGAACAAATGTCTGCAATGTTTGAACGTAAAGCGCAACAACTTATGCAACAGGCAAAAACATTAGATAGCCAACAACAAACAACAAGGAAGCTCGTTACATCTAGGTTTCTTACATCAAGGCGTAGTTAATGGCTAGAATACGGATACCTCTAAATAACTTTTCTTTTGGAGAAGTTAGCCCTTCTTTGACATCTCGTACAGATAGTCCTGTGTATACCAGTGCTGCTGAAAGCCTAAAAAATTTCTTTATACGAGCAGAGGGTGGCGTTATTAATAGGCCCGGAACTCAAAGAATACACAACTTTACACAAACTTATACAATCCCATCATGCACAATTACTGTCAGTGACTATGCTAATATAGCTGTAGGGTCACAGATTAAGATGACTCTTGGTGATGGCACAGATATTATATTAGAGTTTGAAACTGCTGGCAGTTCATCGCCAAGTGCAAGTGTTGGTAATAAACATTTTGTAAGAGCTAATGCAAATAATAACACAACAGCAGACAATATATTTACTGCATTAAATGCTGTGTCAGGCTTGACTGTTGCTAATCCAGCCGCAGCAGAAGTTACAGTAACTAGAGATGGATTTAATACAGATAACTTAAAAGTAGTTACAACAGACTCAACAAGGCTTACTGTTACAGATTTTGTATTTGTTTCTCAAGAAATAAGACTTGAGCCGTTTGTTTTTTCTGATGATGAAAAATATATTATTGCATTTTCAAATGCAAAAATTGAGTGTTTTCAAATATCTCCTACTACTGGTGCTGTTAGTTTAGTGCAAACATTAACGGCTGATGTAGATAGCAACGCTGTACCAATTACTGCATCCAATTTAAATCAGTTTACCTTTGCACAAAGAGGCGACTTTATGTTTCTTTGTCATCACGATTTTCTATGTAGAGAGTTGGTAAGGACAGCACTAACTACATTTGAATTAAGAATATTTGATTTTGATACATCGTTAGATGGCAACAAAGTTTTCCAACCATATTATAATTTTCAACCTACTGGTGTTACACTTTCATCTAGTGCAACATCTGGTACTGGTGTTACCCTAACATCTAGTGCATCTTATTTTGTTTCTGGTCATGTTGGTGTTCGATTACAAATAGGTGAAACAGAAGCAACAATTACAGGTTTTACAAGTGCTACTCAGGTTACTGCAAATCTTCATGGCACATTAACTACACAACTTGATGTAGATGCTTTGAAATCTAAAAAAGATACAACAGCAGTAGAGGTAACTCATGCACAGCATGGTTTAGCTAGTGGAGCTAGTATTACTATAGCTAATGCAGGCGGTGTTGGTGGTATTGCATCTAGTAATATCAATGGAACACGAACTATATCCCGCATTATTGATAAAAATAAATATGAAATTACTGCTGGTGCAAGTGCTACCTCAGAAGCAGATGGTGGTGGATCACCAACAATTACAAGCGGTGCAGCAACAACAGAATGGTATGAAGCTGCATATAATGCAGTAAGAGGGTTTCCTCAAGCTATAACATTTCACGAAGATAGACTATGGTTTGCTGGCACACCTAGTCAGCCTGATGCTTTGTGGGCATCCAGAAGTGGTTTCTATTTTGATTTTAGTATAGGTAAAGGTGAAGATGGAGATGCTATTGCATTAGATGCAAACGTTGGTGTTACTAATGAAATTAGACACATAGTATCTAATCGTGATCTACAGGTGTTTTCTTCACAAGGTGAATTTTTTATACCAGCATTTACAGATCAACCAGTAACACCTGCTAAAGCAAAGATATCGCAACAAACACCTGTTGGTACTGGCTTTATGAGAGCGCAATCTGTTGATGGTGCAACAATGTTTGCTCAAGCTACAGGTACAGCTATTAGAGAATATCTATTTACAGATCGTGAAAATGCGTACACATCAAGACAAATATCTCTTTTGTCAAAGCATCTTATACAGAACCCTGTACAACTAGCTGTTGTTCAAGGCTCTCTATCACGGCCCGGCTCTTATGGCATGTTCTTAATGGACAATGGAGAGATAGCTGTATTCCATAGTTTAAGATCAGAAGAACGTGCTGGCTGGATGCGATGGACAACAGAAGGTAGATTTCATTCTGTATGTGCAGTAGGTGAAGATTTGTATGCTGTTTGTGTTAGAGATGATGGTGGTGGCACAAGAAAATTTTATTTAGAAAAATTTAATACAACTATGAACATGGATTTTGGCGATACTTTTATAGGTAGTGCTGGTGTGTTTACAGTATCTAGTCATTTTTCAAATGGTGCTACTGTAGAGGTTGTAGATGGTACAGAGTTTTTGGGAACATTTACTGTTGCGAGTGGGCAAGTAGATGTAAGCGCGATTAAAGCAACAAGTAACGAGGTACAGATAGGATATAAATTTACACCTGAGATACAGACATTGCCATTAGATGCTCAAGTTCCGGGCGGCCCCCTTACAGGTGAGCCTCGTAAAATTACAAAGGTTGTTTTAGATTTACAGGATACATTGAGTGTGTCTGTAAATGGTACACCTATGATTTTAAGGACAGTGCAACAAAATCAAGCATCTTCCATATCTGCTATAACAGGTAAAGAAGAGTTTAGAGTCTTAGGTTATAGTCGTGATCCAAGAGTAACGATTTCACAAGATGCACCATTAGATGTGCAGATAAATGGTATGGTAATTGAGGTAGCTTTCTAATGAGTTTCTTTGCAGCAATAAGTGCTATTGGCAGTATTATGGGCGCACAGCAGCAAGCTGCTGCTATGCGTAGACAAGCAGAACGTCAAGAGTTTCAAGGTCAGTTAGAGTTGTTGCGTGGGCAGCAAATGCATAATGATCGTGTAGAAGCATATCAAGCATTTGCTAACCAAATTAATACCGCAGTGGCTTTTAACAACAGATCGCAAAGTGATCGCAGTTTTCAAGCTATAAAAAAAGCAGGTAAGACAGCATCACGAACAGAACTAAATCGTATGGCAGCACAAACATTGTTTAGTGCTGGCAGATATAGAGCTGCTGCTGCTGAGAGTAGGTCTGCTGCTGGTGCTATTATGTTAGGTGGATTTATAAATGGTGTCTCAGGCTTTGCTATGAACATGCATAAATATAATCAAATAACCCCACCATCAACCCCATCATACGCTACTCCTTATACTTCAAT